GAGCCGCGGACCCGAGGCCGCGATGAGCGTAGACAAGGGCATCGACCATGTCGTCGTGGTCCGCGACAGGGAAGCCCAGAAGCTCTCTCGAGAACTCGCCCGGCAGGTCCGGGGACAGCCAGACCATACCTTGCTCGAACCGGGCTTGAATCCCCGTAAACCGCGTGACCTTGTCCTTGTCCGGCCGGACCCCGACGACGGGTAGATTCGTCGTCCGCAGAAGCTCGGTTACCACGGCCGCCTGGTATTGGATCTGTTCTACCGCGATGACCTGGGGGTTCCACTTCGCAGACATTGCCTTGATGAACTCGAGGACCGCATGGAACGGAGCCCGGACCCGGGCCACGTCCAAGATCCACAACTCGCCTTTCCGATCCCGGCCAAGGGCGACGGCCGCGGTCCAGTCCGCCCCGTCCTTCGTCGAGATTGCCAAGTCCACCCCGACCGAGACCTCGAGCTCATTCCTGGACGGGGGCTCCCCGACCTTGACCCATTCCCGCCTGAGCAGGGCCCCGGCCGCGGACACGAACTCGGCCCCGAACTCCCGACGGAAGACGATCGCGGGCAAGGTCCCCCGGGCCGAGTCGATCTCGCCGGGGTCTAGGTGCGGGTTCGTCCATGACGGCAACTGCCACGCGCGGACCTCGGGGTCTTCGCCCTGGCCTCGCTGAACAAGCTCATGGAACCATCCGCCTTCGACATTCGGGGTCGAGATGATCAGCGCCTTCCCCTTCCGGTCCGCGAGGGCAGGCCTGAGCACTTCTTCCCATACCCGCCGCGCGACGAAGTCGGCCTCGTCCATCACGAGGAAGTCAAGCCCCTCGCCTCGCAGGTTGTCCGGGTTGTCCGCGGACTTGAACGTCACGAATCCACCGCCCGGGAACTTGAGCGTCCGGGTTGACTCGAGGGCCGTCACCCCGAGCCCCCGGGACATCGCCCGGACTTGCTCCCACGCGATGCCTGAGATCGAGTAGGTCGGGGCCACCCACCATACCCGCTTGCCCTCGAGCCCGGCCTTGAGTGCGAGGGCCGCTCCGAGCCGGGTCTTCCCCCATCGCCGCCCGCAGACCAAGACCCGGAATCGAGCGGGGTCCTTGGCGACCTCGAGTTGCGCCCGATGGAGCTTCGGGAGCCGGATGATCAGGGACATCCGCCGCCACTGGCCAAGGTCACGAGGATCGCGACATGCCCCGCGAGGACCACGGCAAGGGCGACGAAGTCCCAGAAACACCAGTCCGACGGGGCCGGGGCGAGTTGTCCGGTCATGCGAAGAGCCTCAGTTGCCCGGGCAGGGCGTCGGGGACATGGGCCTCGGTGACAGGCTCCGGGGCAACGTGACCCACGGCATGCCGGATGCGCGCCCTGGCTATCTCGGTGTATTCCGGCGATAGCTCGATCCCGAGGAACCGGAAGCCCTCGAGGACCGCCCCCTTGCCCGTGGAACCCGATCCCGTGAACGGGTCAAGCACCAAGCCACCAGGCGGCGTCACCAACCTGCACAGATAGCGCATAAGGTCCGTGGGCTTGACGGTAGGGTGGATGTTGGCGCGCCCCTCTGCCCGCAGCCCTTCCTCCCGGTCCCGCTTGCTGGCCTTGGCGGAATAGAAGAACCGGGCCGCGCTGCCGCCTGCGTCGTCGTGGCCTGTCCTTTCGTGCGGCGCCTTCCCGTTTAGATGCATGGTTGTGACGTTGTAGGATAGGCCGCCAGATTTGCTCGGCCCCGTATCCGGAAACATCCCCACGATCTCCTCGCTCCCGTCGTGGATCAGGTTCGCGGGCCAGCGGCCTAATGGATTTGGCTCCGCGTGCATCTGTCCACCATTCCATCCGGTCACTCCATTGCTTGAACACGTTTTTTTGGAGTGTCCTTGTCGAACACTAGACTCATTAAGCCAATCGCATGCCACCCTGCACCCGTCGATGTTGATCGCCCCGGTTCCATGCGCCAGGACGTTCTCCGCCACGGTCCCGACAAGCGGCTTCCGCGCCACGACGATCGGCTCGTGCGCGGGCTTGAGCGCGGTTCCCCAGCCCTGCCACCGCTGGGCCTCGGGGGTTGCGGGAGCGGTGATAGCGAATTCGAGACTTCTGTAAGTCTCGAATTGATGATCGCTCTTAGATCCGGCGTCACGACGGGTCATGCCAACCACCTCACGCTCCGCGCCAGCCGCCGCGTCGATCGCCTTGCTCACGTCAAGCGACTTCGGAAACCCAGACCCATAGACCCACATGATTTGATCTCGAATCTCGAACCCGGCATCCTCGATCGCCACGGCCATGCGGTGGTAGGTCCGGCTTCCCGAGAACGCAAGCAGGTGCCCCCCCGGCTTCAGAACGCGCAGGGCCTCGCGCCAGACCTCGACCCGGAAGGCCACGCCCGACGCGTCCCAGGACTTGCCCATGAACCCGAGCTCATACGGAGGATCGGTCACGATGGAATCGACGGACGAATCCTCGAGCGTCCGCATCACCGCGAGGCAGTCCCCCGTCCGGACCTCGAACCGGGTCACCCCTCGCCGCCTTCCTCGTCCGCCCATCGGATCACAACCTCGGTCTTGTCCGACCCCTCGGGCCTGCGGTCCTGACGCCCGAAGCGGTCCGGATGCTTGCGCTCGAGGTACCACGCCGCCGCGGTCCAGGTCTTGTCCGCGAGGGCCGCTTCCCGAATGCAAGACAGCATCTCGCCCTCCGCTTGCGCCTCGGCCTCTTTTACGGCGTCAGCAAAGTCTAGGTCGTCCTTGATCCACGAGTAGAAGAACTCCTTCGACACCCCGGCCGCCTTGATCGCGGTCTCGTGGTAGTTCCCCGCTCGGATGTACCGGAGCAGGGCTTCCCGGACCTCGGGGGTCCGCTTCGTCTTAGCCATGATCTTTCCCTCGCTTCTTCTTGCCGTCGGGGTCCTTGACCTGCGAGATCCGGACTTGTCCCCGCTCGGTCTTCCATCGTGCGACGAGGCCGTCCTTCGCCCGCATGAAGACGACCCGGACCGGGGTTGTATCCCCCAGGACCGGGGTCATGTCGGGCAGGTGCTCGAGGGCAACCGCGGCGATCGCCCCGGGGTCCTCTTCAACCATCCGATGGACCTTGTCGCTCATCTTGCCCTCGATCCCGAGGACAATGTCGCCTTCCGGGGTCTCGCCGATCGAGAACTTGCCACCCGCGGCCAGAATAGCCCGGAACGCCTCGAGGGGGGTCACTGTCTCCCCCGCTGCTCGATGCTGACCCACCGACGGCGCTCCTTCCGCAGTTCGGCACTTGCCCGACGGTCGAGGTCCATCCAATCGTCGAAGCATCTTCGACAGAGCATCTCGCGATGGAGCTTGGTCCCGTCCGGGACAAGAGTTAGCGTAGCACACCCGGAGCACCGAATCTCGACGGGCTTAAGCATCGTCCGAGACCCGGATGACCGCCACCCATCGGGGGCTTGTCTTGGTCTTCGGCCTCTTCCGGACGACGAGGTCGATGACCTGTTCATCGTCAAACCACGCGATACCGTTGAGCGCGTCCATGACCCCTCCTGCGAGGTTGTCGACATCCCCCTTTCCCGTCCAGAACCATAGCTCCAGACTGAGTCTATCTTGACGCCAGACCGGGCAGGCACTCAAGGCCAGAGCGACACGTCCGGCGATCTGCCGCTTCCAGGTCATATAATCCGCGGGCATGTAGATATGCCCGGTCTGGGTCGTCCGTGGCCTCGGCTTGACCCGGGCCGGGAATCCATCGGATCGGATCGTCAGGGTCCCGGCCTCGAGCACGACGCTCAAGGGTTGTAAATCGTCTTGAGATCGTCGCTGAGCCTTTTTCCGCACCCCCGACACGTCGTCGGACCCCGCTTCGCGCTGACCTCGTGCAGGCCGCAGGCCGGGCAATGGTGATGAGGGATGGTCAGGAACTCGCCGCACGCGAGGCATTGCCACGGGAACCCGTCGCCCTTCACCCGCATCCTTCGATTCTGAGGCCCCTGAGAGCCCCCAGAGCGGGACTTGACCGATCCACCCATCCCCTCGCACCCCCTAGCCCTCTTGCGTCGCTTCTAGGGGCTCGTAGCGCGTCCGGTTGGTCGTCCACCATCGGATGATGCCTTCCCGATTATCGCGGAGCCGGGTCAGGATGTCACCGGGGACCTCGAAGCCGGGTTCGACCGTCAAGGCGATCCCCCGATCTGGGTCCGACTCGAACCAGATCATCCCCGTCGCCCCGATGTCCGCGAGGATCTCGGACACCGTCCGGTCCCTCGTCTCGCGATCCCATCCCTCGAGCTCACCTTCGCGGGTCCACTCGGAACACGGGACGAGGGTCCATTCCGGTTCGACCTGGGGGGCCGACGCCTTCGATCCGGGCTTCTTTCTCATAGCCCGTATTCCTCGATGATCTCGTTCTTGACGAGTCTCTTCGCAAGGGTCACGACTTCTTGCATCTCGCCAGTTACCTTGACCTCAAGCTTGTCGATGTATCTCAAGATCATCTTTTTGTTGATTGCATCGAACCCGGTTCCGGTTCTGCGGATGTCGTTTTGCTCGGCGTAGCTTTTCGCGTATTCGCGAATCGCGATGACATGAAGGTTGAACTCGTCGTCAATCTTGTCATCCCGCAGGAAGACCATTCCGTTGTGAATGCGGAACAACGTTCCATCAAGGGCCTTCTCGATCGCGGCGTGCTTCTTCTTCTTGAGTTGCTCCTTGGCCTTGTAGATCTCATTCGACATTGCGAAGAGAGAATGGATTCTCGGCTTGCTTGCGACGTTCATCAGAATCCTAGCCGCGTCTGCCTCGTAGCCTCCGTTCTCGACAATCGCGAGAACAACCTTGGCTAGCAACTCGTTTGACATTCTCATTCCGTTTCTCCTTTTCCTTATCATGTTTCGCTTTTCTTTTTTGTCAAGGCGTCCGGGGTGGTCCCCGGTCCCGGCCACAAGTTTCGGCCTTAGAACTACCCCTTTCCTATTTTTTCTCTCTCTCTCATTTTTTTCATGGGTTTTATAGATAGGACCAATGTACCAGTCCAGAAGAACACAATAACCGTGCGGTTTTCAGGCTGTTTTTTTGGTCCCCAGCGGTCCCCAAGGTACACGTCATCGGACGATCCTCAGGCCCGGGAAGACCCTCGGCCGAGACCCGCCGTTGTCCCTCGGCCTGGTCACGGTCCTGCGGAAGTGCCTCTCAAGCTCGGACTCGAAGGTCCGGGCCGCGAGGGGGTGGTACCCGTTCGTCCCGCACCATGACCGATAGTCCTCATGAAGTTTCGCCGTCTCGACGGTGCCGAGGCCCGTGTCGTCGATCCGGTCATCGACCCATTGCAGGAACGGGTTGACGGCCTCGCGGTATCGCGCCTTGGTGTTGCTCATCTCGAGGGATTCGCCGATGCCGTGGGCCTTCAGAAGCTCGAGACCGTAGATCGCCCAGTTGAAGATCCCCGGTAGCTCGGCCCTGAGCTTGTCCAAGATGGAATAGTCCTTCTCTTCCTGCCGGATCTTGACGCCGAACGGGAAGATCAGAAGCCTCCGCCAGATCGCGTCCGTCCGGTCCGCGAACCGGGGTAGGACATTCGTCGAGAAGGTCAATCGGGCCGTCGGCCTCGCCTGATACGGGTCCTTGTGCTTCCTCTCGAAGGTCATTTCCTCGCCCGAGATAAGTTGCTTCAAGACGCCTTCCGCGGCCTTGTCGATCTCGCCCATCTCGTGCGCGATGTTCGCCGACTTTCCCACCATCGCCGCGAGGTCGAATCGTTCCCCGAACCGCTCGAGGGGTACCGTGGAATAGTTCCCCCGGCCGACGAGGTCCCCCAGTATCTCGAGGACGGTAGACTTGCCGTTCGACCCGTCGCCGACAAGGATCGCGGCGAGTTGATGCGAGATGTCGGGCACCATGTTGAGCCCGAACCATTGTTGAAGCCGCGTCCGCGTTTCCTCGTCCGGCATGATCTTCTCGAGGACCGACATCCAGAGCGGGCAGTCGGCCTCCGGATCGACCTCGAAGGGCAGGCAGACCGTGGCCAGAAGGTCCGGATCGTGGGGCTTGAGCCAGTCGTCCCGCTCGGCAAGGTACGCATCGACATCGACGATCCCGTTCCGGGCCACGATAGACAGGGGGCCGCCCCCGGAAGTCCACCCCCCGAGCTCTATTTCGTTCGGGATGCGAACTCGGGACGCGAGGTTCGCTACCACGTCACCTACGAATGCCCGTTTACACTTGCTGACCAGTTCCGGGGCCTGCTGCATCCTGGCCAAGACCAGATGCCCGACCTCCTCGTCCGTCGTCCGGTCATAGCATCGGCCGTTGAACTGAAACCAGAAGCCACGATGCAGGACTAGGGGCTTGTCCTCGGTCGCCTCGATGTAGGCCCGGGCGATGTCGTCCGGCTGGATGCCCTTCTTCTCGTCGCCCTCGGGTTGCTCGACCTTGAGCCCGGATGCTAGCCCGACCTTGATCCGGCGTGCCGGGGTCCCGGCCGCGTACCCGTCGACGACCCGCTCGGCGATATCGACGAGGACCCGGTCCTCGAGCGGGGGGACGACCGCGGTCTCATTCGTCGCCCGCAGGCTTGCCAAGATCGCCTCATACCCGAGGCCCTGCGCCCGCAGGGACGACGCGATCTTGAAGACCGCCTCGTTCCGGCCACCCTCGCGGATCAGGCCGTCGGCATCCGTCCGAGTCTGGGGAGCCTGAGCCCGGGGCCGCGATGCCTGCTTCAAGGCCTCGTCGAGCCACCCGGGGACGGGTTGCGGTTCATCCTGGCTCTCGGTGTCGACCGCGTACATGCGGCCGTTCCGATGAATGGAGCCCGGGGCCACGACGAAGCCCCGTTCCCCGCGGACATCGACCCCCGGGGCGAGTGCGCCTGCCGAGTTCCGGACGTCCCACCCCGGATGCCGATAGTAGACGTGCGCCCCGCGCCCGGTCCTGACCATGAAGAACGGGGCATCCTGGTTCCGCTCCTCGAACCAGACGACCGCGTCCTCGTTGTCGAGATCCAGTAGCAGGAGCCCGGTCTCGGCACCGGTCACAATGCCCGCGTTCCGGCCGTCCCTGAACCATCGCTCGACGGCCGAGGCCGGATGCTGCGCTCCTGGGGCCTGCCAGCCGCGGTCGATCGGATGCTTGCCCTGCGAGTCGCAGGTCTCGCGGCCGCAGGTACAGGTCCCGTCCTTCTTGACGTGATGCACCGCGATGAAGACACGGCCGAGCCCGGCGACGGACTCAAGCTCTCTCAAACGGGATTCGATGGGGTACAATTGCAACATCCTCTCTAGTCGGGGCGGATAACCGAAACCCCCGGAGCCTCCTTCGCCCCGGGGGTTTCATCATACCTGAGTCGGGACCCCTAGAACGGGATCTTCTGCGCGGCCTTCTTCGCCGACAGGTCAGGCAAGACGGCCTCGACCTTGGTCCTCGCGGTACCGTTGGCCGACACCTTCTCCTTGACCTCGACGAAGCAGGACAGCCCGACGAGACCCGCGATGTCCGGGTCCCCGTCCGCGTCGACGCCGTCCCATGCCTTGTTGCCGTTCAGGCTCTTGGCCCACGCAAAGGCCTTGGACTTCTCGCTCCACGCCTGCGAGGTCGAGCCGCTGACCATATCACCCTCGTGATCGCCGTCCGTGATCCGGAAGACCCATTCGACGATGTCCGTCGGTCCTTCGGCCGTCGTGATCGTCTTCGCGTCGAGGTTGTGGAGGATCGCTTGATACGTGCCCGGGCTGACCTGGGCGAACGTCGTGGTCCGCTTCATCTTCATGTCTGGTTTGCCTTTCTTGCTTAGAGGTCGGAGCCGTGAAGCTCGATCTCGATGTTGAGTCCGTGGTTCTTGCCGGGACCACCCCCGGTAACCTCGGTCACTCGTGCGGAGGCTGTTCCGCCTGCCGCCAAGTGATCCGAGACTATCTCTGCCGTCGGGCTTCCCGTCGCCGGGAGGAACCCGATATGAGCACCCTCGAGCAGGACCTTGACCGCCTGGGCCGTCCCGTCGACCCTGCGGGGGCCGTGCGGGTTGTCCTTGTCCCACTCAAGCTCGAGCGGGTACCCGGCCTCGCAGGTCGTCCAGTCCGGGCCACCATTCCGGAACGTGGTCCCGACGACCTTCGTGTTGATATGCCGGAACCGCTGTCCACCGTCCTGCCGCGCCTGTTCGACGAGGGCCTTGTTGCATGCCTGCTTGACCTCGCACCATCGGCACTCGGCAACCTGCTCATACCGCGGAAGCGTCCCGTCCTTGACGTGCTCCTTGATGACCTCGGCCCGGATGTCCATCTTGCGAGCAACCGCAGGATCGACCTCGAGCGGAAGGACCTGGTAGGTCGGGTCCAGTTCCCCGGACTTCGGCTTGAGCCCGGCCGGGATAGTGCCGTTCTTGTTGATGTAGACGATCGCCGCGGCCTTGCAACCCGCCTGTACCGCGTACCACGTCACCTGTCCGATATGCTCGGGCTTCGGGCCGCTCTTGAAGACCTCTACGTACCCTTCGACGTTGATGGTCTTGAGATCCATCAAGATCCCGTCCTCGACGAGTCGCAAGTCCGAATGACCTGTCATCGAGCCCGAATCCCACGTCTCCTCCGCGGGGACCTCGGGCAGGTTGCCCTGGACGATCTCATGGGTCTTCGTCCCGACCTCGAAGGCGAGGGCGAGCTTCCGGGGAAGCTGGATGACCTCTTGCGGGTCGAGCCGGGCCGCGAGGACCTGGGCCCGGGCGCAACGGTGGATACCCGAGGGACGGACCTTCCACTCGCCCCGGGCACGTTGCCCGAGGCGGTCGAGTGCGAGGTCCATCATGGCCTGGACCTTGTTGATGATCTCGTCCCCGTTCATGCTACTTCCTCCGCGTCGCACTCGATGTCCAGTTCGTTGATTAGGAATGCGACGGCCTCGGCGTAGGTGTCGTGCCACTCGCCCAGTCGGGTAGCGGTCACCGCAACGTTGTTTCCGATAAAGATCCCGTTCTGGTAGGTCAGGGTCACGGCCCCGACGGTGACCTCGGCCATGCCCGCGGGGTCCTCGATGATGACCTCGTCCCGACGGCATGACGACAGGATCGACCAGTTGTCCGAGGTCGGGGTGACGCTCGAGACCTGGAGCTGGACCAAGTCCTCGACAACCGTCACCGCAAGGGCCACCCGGAACAAGGGGAACTCGCCCGCGGTCTGCTTGATGAAATTAACCACGGTGGAAGCCCTCCTTCTGGGCGAGGATCATTTCGACGAATGCAACGGGGACACTGTACCGGACAGAGGCCCTGACTATCGCTTTGAGCGTGTCACGGGTCAGGCCGCCGAAGACCTCGGCCGCCGCGCCTGGATCGAGCTCATAGACTCTGCGGACCACGTCGATGAGCGCACGCTCGGCGACGTCGTGGTATCCCTCGAGGTCGAGGGCCGCGGCCCCCAGGTTGTCGAGGGCATTGGACAGCCGGACCGCTTCCGGCGAGGGGATCATATCGGGCATGACTAGCGGCCTCCTTCGCCGCTGGTTTCGACCTGCTCGAGGCTGTCGAGCAAGAAGGGACGCATGTCCCAGACCCGATGCGGGACGTTCATCCCGATCCGGTCTGCGAGATGCAAGGCAAGCAAGACCCGCTCGACATCGTGGTCCTCTGGATTCGCGAGGATGTCCTCGATGAGCGCCTCGATGGAGGCCCGCATTAGCGGACCACCACGAACGCCGCGAGATGACCGATATACTGCAACCCGAGTTCAAGCGTTGCGGCCTGCCAATCGGGCTTGATGAAATCGTCATACGAGATAAACGCGATCTCATCGGTGCCGAGAATGACTTCGGCTTCGGCGCGGTCGACCGCGAAACATGCGGGAGCGCCGTTGCTCATTGTGAACTTCATCTTTGACTCCTTGGGGAACTGGGGAACTGTTTGTGCCGGTCGGGGGACCCTGGATTGGTGCGCCCCGACCGTGTTTCTAATGTACTACGGGGAACATGTCCCCGTCAAGTACCTTCTAGAAAGTTTTTCGGGAAGGCCGCGTCATAGGCCATTCGCCAGAGCAAGAGCTTGCCGAGGACGTAGGTGATCTCGTTCTTGTTGACGCGGTTCCGTTGCCGAGCCCGCGAGCATGGGTTGCATTGCGGATGGACGGCCCCCGTCCGGACGTTGACGTAGAACAACTCCGCGGGCAGGGTCTCGAGACAGGCATTGCACTTGTGCATGGGGTCCTCGAGATGCCGCAGACGAGGCCGCCCGCCCTTCTTGAGTCGTGGTCTCGAGTCGGCAACCTTCGCCGCTTCGATCCGCGCCCGAGCCGCGATCAACCTGGCCTGCTCCTTCGCGGTCCGGATGTCTTCGGCCGTCGGCCCCTCCAAGGGGACCGGGACGGGGTCCCGGGGCTTCCGCCCGGCCTTCTTCTTTTCCTCTTTCTTGCGGGCCTCCTTGGCCCTGCGATCGGCCTCGAGGAAGCACGGCTTGCAAGTCGCCATGACCGACCCATCCGTCCGCTTGTAGAAGTCGGCCAGGGGCCGGACGACGTGGCACCGCGAACAGATCTTGTCCTTGGTGATAGCCGACCGGGCCCGGATGCACCCCTCGCAGAGACCGCCCACAAGGGCCGAGAAGAGCCGCGCACAGACGTTACAGGACTCAAGACCTCGCGGCATCGGAACCCGCCTTCCTGAGCCCCTCGAGGCGGTCACGATGGACGACGGGAGCGATGACCGCTTGCCCGCGCCAACGGGAGTCCGGTTCGGTCTGCTGGTTCGGTGATTGCATCATCACCCGCACGACCCCGGACTCGTGGATCTCGAGTTGCACCCCGTGCGCGGTCATGCCGAAGGAGTGGTCGATCGCGGTCATAAGGTACCCCCCGTTAACCGCGGTTGTCGCGGCCCCCCAGCAAGGGGCCTCGATCCGCATCATCCCGACCCGCAGGAACCCTCCCCCGATCTCGATCTCGACGGTCTTGTCCTTGCCGCCGTGGATCTGGGCGAGCCTGCGTCGCTCCTGGATGTCGGCGAGGGCCGCACGAATCAGGGGCGAGACATCCCGCCCGGGGGCGATGGTCACCGCCTGAGCCCGGCTGACCTCGGCCTCGTGGGGGGTCTCGGGATGCCCGAGGGTCTTGTCGAGGATGTCCATCGGGACCTGGCCCTCGTGGTCCTTGCCCCATAGCTTGACGGCGAATGCCGCCCCCCGGTCCGGGGACCAGAGGAACCCGAGGTCCCGGTCCTTGTCGATCAGGATCTCGACCGCGTCTAGGGCCTGAGCCGCCCGGTAGAGATCCTGTACCGCCTGTGGTTTGAGCTTGATCATGGCTGAATGACTCCGATTGCCTGACACAACTTGATCGCCCTTTCGACAGCAGGGACGACGATGTAGGTCTCGTTTTGACGGTAAACATAGTTTCGCCGCCAAAGACTCTGAACGACGGATCGATTGACCTCATAAGACCGCCCGAGGGCCTTGTGAACTTGAGTGATGGTCTGCGGACCCTTGAGCAGATGAGCAAGAGTCATCATGCGAACCGGAGAAAGGACACGTTGCCACCGCATCTCAGGCCATATCTTGTCGAGGCACGATTGACATGGATTCCAATGATGCGTTTCGCGGTGTTGGCATGCGTCCGGTTGATGCCATATCGAGCTCATGCCTCGATCCTTTCTACCGTGGGGCGATTCTCGGCCCCCATGTTGAGCACGTCCAGCGCATTCAGGAACGCCCGCTCGGCATCGTTGAGCTTCCGCAGGAGTTCGCGGTTCGGCCCGTGGGTCATGACCTCCTTGGTCACTCGCCAGAACTCGAAGGCCAGCCGGAGCGCGTGGTCCCGGCCCTGGATGTCGATCTCGGCCCGTTGCAACCCCCGGAAGAGGTCGTCAAGTCCCTGAGCGATCATTTCCGGAGCACCAAGGCATGGACGCCCGGGACCTTGCCCTCGAGCTTCGCGGTAGCCCAGACGATACCGTCGATCACCGCGAGCCCTGCGAACCAGAATGCGAGGGCCGCGATGCTGAGCGCGACGAACCGCGCAACCGCAAGAGGCGTTCCACTGAGTCGCCTGTGATTATGAATTGCTGACATTTCCTCGGGCCTCCTTCGCCCTTGGGGTTGACGGCGATCAGGTCACCCGACCAGATCCACCGCCGTACTGTGATCGGCGTGACGCCGAAGATCTCGGCCGCCTGCCTCGTTGTGTAGTATTCCATAGAATGATCCCCGGGGAACATGATAGAGGTCACAAATCCCAAAGTCCATCCCCCCCGAGACCTGTGCTTTTTCTCGGGGGGGACTGGGGGGCCTTCGCCGCGGATAACCGCGCCCGCCCTGATAGTTGGAATCGTCGGCATGGACACGGCACTTCGGCCCGACATCAAGATACACGAATCCCCCGCCGGACGCCTCGCCCGATTAGAGGGAGGAACCAGAGACGGGGGAATGAGCCGGGCTCTTGGAAGCCCGTCGGCGGGTCAACCGCCCGGAAGCGGAAGGAACGGCCGCCGGTCACCGAAGCGACCGGATTAATATCCTATCAGACCTTCGCCTTCCGCGCAAGTTGCCAAGCACCGACGGCCGCGAGGAAGGCCCCGACGGCCTCGACAACGTGTTGCCCCACGACCTCGGGGGACACGGCCTCCATGGACCCCTGAGCGGCCGCAGAAGCAAAGACAGACCCGAGGGCCAGGACCGCGGCAAGCAACCGCACGCCCGGACCACCGGACGGACCGACCGGGGCCTTCTTGACTGCCTCGGTCACCGCGGCAACCGCGGCACCCTGAACCGCGGGCTGAGAGATGAGCCACCCGGCCGCTTGGCCTGCGACGTTGATCCAGTCCATTAGATCTTGCCCCCGTGCGCCTTTATAGCCATGCGAAGCTCGACCGGGATCGCCTGATACTTGCCCTTGAGTTGCGCCCAGGTCGTCGGCTTCCCCCCGATCCGAGGCCGGATGTCGACGTGGATGAAGCCCCGGCCCGGGTAGATCCCAATCCCCCCGATGCCTTTTATGTTGCTGGCGATTGCCGCGGCCTTGAGTTGCTCGGCGTCCGAGTTCATCAGGATGTCGGCCGCGATGCCCGCGCAATGCTGAGAACCCGGGGCCCCGCCGATCTTCTTGTTGTAGGCCGGGGACCGATAGCCGCTCGAGATCTTGAGCGGTCGTCCGAGGGCCTCCCGCAGGGGTTCGAGGGCGAGTTCGCACAAGTCCTTGAGCGACTCGACCGCCTCCGGGGACGGCTTGACCGGGTCGTTCTCTGACAGGAACTCACCGATCGCGAAGTGCTTAGACAGGCTCAAGGCCGGGTCCCCCCGAAGTGCGCGGCGAACCATCCCGAGGCCGCAGCCACGGCCGCGGTACCCATGCGCTCCCAGAAGCCGCGAGAGATGCCCGACCGGATCGCCTCGATGTTGCGGACCCGCTCGTCCAGGCGATCGACCTTCTCGCGAAGCCCAGGGGCAACCGTCGTCCCGACGACTGCCGCGTGAAGTTCGGCCAACATCCTCTCTTGATTCGCGTCCATGGTCATTCCTCTAGTACGATGCCGGAATGGCCCCGGCAGGCAGAACGGGGGAGCCGATCGCTATGTTTTTGATGGTCTCAAAGGTCGTCGAGCCGTTGATGAGCTCGAGCGCCGGGGGCCTGATCCACGAGGTTGCCGTCGGGGTGTTCGTCGAGACAAGAACGCCGTCGATGTAGAGCTTGAGTTGGACGGTCCGGACGCCGCTGATCGTGTAGTTCGTCCACTCGATCCGCCACTTCCGGTAGACGCCGTCGAAGACCGAGGCCCCGGGGGTGTAGGACACGAACGGAGACCCGGTCGTATGAGTCTTGGCGAATGCGATCGTATGGCTTGCCGTCGCCTCAGAACTCGCCCGGGCAATCGCGAATCCGTACGCGTTCGGGGTGTAGATGCTGGTCAGGTTCCCAAGAATGATCCGGGTCGACAGGTTCGGATTTCCGGTCTCGCTCAAGCAGATATCGGCCTCGACATATCCGTTCTGCGTCAACCATTCCGGCCACTCCCACCCGCGGGCACGATAGACCGGAGCCGCTTGCGTCTCGATGTACGGGGCCGAGAGTCCGCCCGTCGTCGTGGTTGCGAAGTTGTAGTCGCCTTCGGACGCGATCCACGCTTGAGCATGCGCGAAATAGTAGGTGATCGCGCCATTCGACCGGATCTGCAAGGAAACATCCGTGACCCCTGCTGATAGCTTCCGATGCACCGTAGCCCGTCGCCACTGGTCATCCATGTTCGAGAATGAAAGTTCCGTGTTTCCGGAGGAGGACGATGTCTCCGCGATTCTCATCGCGAAGTCTGAATCCGGCGTCGCCGTGCTGTTCTTGACCCACACCGAGAAGACCACGGTCTTCCCAGACAGGCCTTCCGCGTTCAAGAGAAGTTGTTGAAGACCGACGTTCGCGCCCGCGAAAGCGACCGACGAGGCATCCGTGACCCCAGAAGGCCCGACCTGCCGAGTAGCGGTAACCGGGGCAGTACCGCCCGCGACATACCAGAGACCGCGAGTCGTTGCGCTTGCGGTCTGCTTGTCGAACCTGTTTGAATAGGCAAGCAGGTTCTCGAGCGGCCGGACGCCGACGATGTCCGCGAATCGCCGTTGCGTCGTCGAGGTCGTGGGGATGTAGCTTGTCGCGTTCGCCGCCGTCTGACCCGCAGCTAACTCGACCTGGACGCCCCAGATCTGAACATCGGCCGCGTTGTAGATCATCGGCGACGGTTCATAACTTGAGAAGGCGAGGGAATAGGCCGCGGCCGTTCCGGTGACGAGGTATTGATAACGCGCCCAGTTCGTGCCCGTCGTTATGGTCGACGCGGCAAGGATCGCGCCCATCGAGACGGAGATCGTCTGTGTCCCGGCCGAAGTTGACCGGGCATAGAACGAGACAACGTAGGGGGCCGCGGTCAAGGTCACTGACTGCGACAGGCTCCCCAGCATGCCCGCGGTGAACTGGACCCGGGTACCCGTCGTGGTACCGTCGGGGGCCGTGCCGTTGTTGTTCGTCACGGTCACCATGGATTGAACCCACGTCGTCCCGAGGGCCTGCGACTGAAGGATCAGGTTCGTCCTGTCTGGCTCGACGACGAGGCCCGCGTCGGCGGCATCAAAGGTTCCCGAGTTCCCGAACCGCGGCACGTCCGGACCGTACAGCGTCAGTCCGGCCGAGGTCGTAAAGGCCGATGTCGCAGCGTAGGCGCGCTGCTGGCGCGTGTTGTAGAGGACGACGGGCCCGACCTCGGACAAGGTCTCCTCGAGCCCCTCATAGCGCCACCGGGTCCCGTAGATCGAGGACGCGATCGTCCCCGTGATGAGCGTCCCGTTGGCTTCCTCATACCGCAGGACCGAGGCCCCCGGGGGTACGAACAGACCATGCGCCTCGGTGATGGTCACGACACCGCCCGAGACCGGGGTCACGGAGATCCTCTTGGTGTACCCGGGAGCGGTGCATCGGACGTAGAACCGCGTCGTCCTGGGGCCTGAGACCGAGATGGTCAGGACCAAGGGTGTCGGGGCCGTCCCCGCGTTCGTGACCGCAGGGGAAGCCCCCGCGGCAAGGGCAAAGGACCCCGTGTTGATCAGGGACTCGCCGTTCGCGACCATCCCATAAGCCGAGCCCAGATAAGCCCCGAAGAGCGCGGTCCAAGTTGCCGGGACCGCGGTCCCCTTCATGGAATAGTCCAACTGGACGCGATGCGCCTTGAGCCGCTCGACGACCGGGGCCTCGGGGATGACCTCGAGCCCGAGGGCACCCATCTGCAAGATCGACACCGAGCCCGCAGTCCCCGCGAGGTTGTAGAGTCGGTCAAGCCGATCGTACCCTTCCGCAAGACCGTTGACCTGGAGCAGGTACCCAGGCAGGTCGAGGTCCTTCGGGGGATAGGCGACAGCCGTCGGGATGACCCGGACGGGTCCCCCGAAGGTCGATTGAATGGAGCCGATCGCCCGGGTTGCCGGGGTCGAGAGGCCTGTCTCCTCGTTCCATCGGAATCGCGTGTTGATTCCGTCGTCAAGGTGAGCGGCCCCGAGGATGGGTCCTGCGGGCTGGGTCATGGATCTAGCTTAACCGCGGGCCGCGATCTGGTCACTAGGCCGAGTAATCGAGCAGGGTATAGGTCGCCTCGAAGTCCTCGCGGCCTCCGCTGTCCGTGATAGCCCAGACGAAGAGATCCCGGGATGACCCGTCGCCGAGGGTCACGTTGACCGTATCACCGAGATCGACCCGCGGGTCTAGCATCGCGGACACGGTATAGGTCCGGCCTTGCCGCACGTACTCGTCGAGGTACGATTCCGCGATCCGCCTGCACTCGACTTGGTTGATACGGGTCAGGTCCACGAATTCCCGGCGATACCCGGCCGAGGACCATGTCGCGTTGTAGGACGGGAGGACCCGCTTGAGATAATCGCTCGAGGCATACCGGAAGGACCGCGCCCGGCCGACATCCCTGACCCACCAAAACGGCCCGAAGCCTTCCGTGTTGAGCGTCGTCCACCCGGACGGGGCCGACCCGGTCCCCGCGGTCGTGTCGTCTGTCAAGTAGGCCGCCCATCCGGTCTCGATGTTGGAATAGGCCCTGATCTCATAGACCTGGGCTGTCAAGGTCGAGGCCCCCATGGTGTCGTCATAGAACTTGAGCACGATTCGCCATTCGGCCGTGTTGACCCCGCCGAGGGACGCGAACATGTCCTCTAGCTGCTTCTCGTCGATGACCGTCGGGGCCGTGCTTGAGAGCGTGAAGTAACCCGAACCCTCGAGTTGCCGGGACCGGGACGCGGTACCGGACGTGTCGTACCGCTCCCCGTAAACCTCGAAGACGCCCCGCTCGCCGAAGACCTCGATCTTGTTGACCATCGGGAAGATCGTCCCGTCCTGATGCCGGACGCGGAAGGTCACCGTCGCCCCGCTCGTGGCCGTTGCCGCGTTCGTGGTCTCGACCCCGTCGAAGAGCCGTTGCCCGTCGGTCCAGGTACCGCCAAGGGTAGGCTCGAGTTCCGTCGTCACGATGCGCGGTTCCCCGACCGACCGGACGGTGACCTGAGAGACTGGCTCCGGAAGGCTTCCGATCTGCACCCCGAGGACGTTCCCGAGGACGAGGTCCGGGGCTGTCTTCTGCCGGAAGGCCGAGACCAATAGCTTCCCCGCGGGGCGATCGTGGATGTACCCGTTCGGCGGAAGGCCGTCTCTGCCGATCTCGTCTAGGACCTCGTCGACACCGATCAGGGTCCGCGAGAAGTTCTTAAAGTAGGTCAGGAGGGCATTCCCGGTCTCGAAGTCGCCCGCGGCATAAAGAGACAGGCCCGAGACTAGAAGGGCATAGTAGAACGACTCGAGGCGATTGTCCGTCCCGACCGCCCCGGTCGTGTCCAAGAGGTACCAGATCGTCGAGGCGTAGACCTCGGTCGAGGCCGTGAGCCAATGCCGGGTTGACCGCGCCCGCATGATCCCGGCCTGCGGCAAGAGCTCGAAGAGCCCTCGTGGGTAGGACGTGACCATCGCGGATGACGTGAAGAACCCCGGGTTCGCCGCGGTCTGGCCGCTGTCCCGGTTATGCCGTTCCCACGCCCGGAAACACTGGGTCGTGACAAGTCGGATCAAGTCCCCTTCGGCCGGGGCCGCAGAGAACGCGGAAACCGTGATGACCCCCGCGCCCGATACGCTCGAGATCTGCCGGACTTCAACCGCCCCGGTTGATGCCGAGGTCCATTCCAAGTATTCCGTTGGGCCGCTTGTCACCGCGACGACCCCGGTACCGGACTTGAAGGGCTCCGGGTCCTTGACCGTGATCAGGGTCGTGGTACAGCCGGACGCAGCAAGAGTCGCGAAGTCATCGGCGATCGTCCGCTTGACCCGGGTTTCGCCGTAGGTGTAGGTCACCGCCCCAGGGGGGACCCGGACGAAGAACGGACGGCCTGCGGTTGCGTTCTGCAAGATGCCCCAGTATGCCACCGCGAAGAAGCGGACGAAGTAGGTCCCGGCACCGATCGCGACGAGCGGATTCAGGTATGCCGCTGCATTCGCCTCAGGGGCCGCGGTCCCGGCCTCGTTCGTGATGGTGTAGTCCACCCCGTACACGAGAGGGCTAGAGAAGTCCGAGTTGTTGTCGACGATGACCCCGGGGAATGATCCGGTCCCGACCGTTATATCTACCGTTCCGCCCGCGTTCGTCCCGGGGATCAGGTACCGCATACCGACCGAAAATGGCCCGGTCATCGTGACGTAGTGGGCCTGAGCCATGCCCGTCATCGACCCTGCGAAGGATGCCCGGACCGGGGTCACCGAGATAGCGTTGACATCAAACCCCTTGGTCCGTTGCAAGACCCCGAAGGACTGGATCTCATAGACCCGGACCAAGGCCCCGCCGTCCATCGTCCAGGCCTCGGACACCGAGTCGATCGGCCCGGTATGATACGGCCAAGCGTTGCCCGCGTCGTCGATCAAGTCGACCTCGAGTTGATAATAGGCGAGAGGCTCGGTCAACTCGGGCAGAGCATCGGCAAGGATGCCCATGGTCAGTTGCCATGTCCCCTCGTCGAGGGCCGTCGACCGGGACCGCTGGACCACGGCCTCGGCCGGGATCTCGTAGTACGTCCATCCCGTTGTGCTATTTAAGACCCCATTCGTCGCCGCAATCCGGACGGACCAGACGAGGTCGATCGCCTCCCCCAGGTCCGAGGGCAAGGCGACGCCATTACGGTCTGCCGTGTTCACGCCATTCTCCTGCTACGGTCCGTCCGCCCTGAGGCCGCACGGTTCGACGTGTTAGCCGAGACGCCGGACACCGATTGCCCGGCATCGACTCCGCGGCCCGAGCCGACAGGCCGGAAGAACATCCCACGCGGTGCCCGCGTGAACTCGTCCTTGCCCGCGGCAACGTCGAACACGAAGAGCGGTTGCCGCTCCGTCATCCCCTGCCCGGATTCGTCGAGTTGCATGGAGTAGATTTCGCGCATGATCCGGACAAGTTCCGAGAATGCCGCTTCCGATTGCGCCTTGGCGAGTTCCTGAGGGGCAGGCCCCGGAGCCTCGCCACCGGGGGACAAGAGGCCGCCTTCCCCGGGGCGCCCCGTGATGGTGCCGGGCAACTTGGACGGCCCAAGGACATTTTCCATGTAGTTCTTCTGGACCGCGGCCGCGTCAACCGGGCCGAGGGTCAGGGTCTCGCCGACGGCAGGCAAGCCCTGAGTCCTGCGGTTCCCGGGCTGCGAGTTCGGGTTCCGTGCCGCGTCCATCGCCCGGGCGATATCGCTCTCGGTCAGACCCGCGGCCCGTGCGATGTCCTTGGCCTTCTCGATCCGCCGTTCCCGTTCGGCCTCGGTCATGGCCTGCCCGGCCTGAGTCAACCTGTCCCCTGCTTCCCTGAGCTTGTCTGCCGCGGTTTGCTGGGGCTTGAAGCCGTCTACAATCGCCGCGACGACCTCGACACCCACCCCGGCAAGAGCGGCCCCTATTGGACCGCCTAGAGCGCCACCCGCGGCCCCGGCAACGCCACCGAAGGCCCGGATCAGACCGCCGAGTGACGCGTCACCGCGGACAATGTCCACAAGCAACCGCCCCGCGGCCGTGATGCCCGAGGCGAAGTCCCTGTTTGCCTGCTCGATGAGCGATTGAGCGGTCTCGAATGCCTTGACGGTCTCCTCGTTTCGCTTCTTGTTGGCCGCGTCAAAGTTGTCGATGATGTCTTGTGCGGCCTTGTTGTCCTTGACGATCTGCGCCTCGTTCGCGGCGATCTTGTCCTCTAGCAACCGCCGTTCGAATGCCGCCGCCTCGTCCTGCTTCCGGATTAGTTCCTGTTGTTTCCGGGTCGCGTCATCCGTACCGCGGCCTCGGGGACGGTCGGCCGGAGCAACGGGCTTCTTCTCTTCCGGAGCCTTAGTCGGTTCCTTGCCCTTCATAAATTGGGCCGTGAGGGATCCCGGACCGAAGAGGTCCTTCCCGCCGACCCCGGTCGCCTCGACGATCTTCCCGGTCAACGGGTCGATGACTCTCGCGGTCTTGATGAGCGATTCCGTGACCCCGCCCATCTTGTTCGCGAGCCCCGTCGCCGCGTTCGTGGCATCGGTCAAGAACTGAAGGAAGGCCGATTGCGGCCCGGCAAGCAGGCTTCCGAGGGCCTGGTTGAACTCGCCTTGAGCCTTCTTGAGACCTTCCGTCGCACCCCGGAGCCCGCCTTGAGCATCCGCGGCACCCTTCGCGGCCTTCTCGCCCCGCTCGAGGATCTGGGCCATAATCTCGCCGCGGTCTGCGCCTTCCTTGGCGACGATGCCGAACTCCCGCAGGCCTCGGGTAGAACCGTTCAGGCCGAGGGCCAGCTTGTTCGCCGCGGTATCAAGGTCCGTTCCGAAGACCGTGGCAAGGTTCACCGCGGCCGGAAGTAGCTTGCTGATCTCCTGTTCCGTCAGGTCGAAGGCCCGCAGAGCCGCGGCCGCCGACTTGATCGCGTCGTCGTCAAAGAACACGGTCGACCCGGCGAGGGCCTCGGCCTGGGCCGTCAGTCTTCCGGCCGCGCCTTCCGCCCCGTCGAAGACCGCGATCAACTTCGAGGTCACCCGCTCGGCGTCGATGACCTCGGCATTCATCGCCTGAATCGCCCGGCCTGCGGACTCAAAGGCCCCCATTACCGCGGTCACCCCGAGTTGAGCCGCACCGAAGGCCGCGGTAAGCCGCCCGAAGTCGGACCGGAAGGCATCGGCAACCCGTGACAGGCCCGATGTAGCCCGGCCGAAGTCCTGCATCGCGGACGAGGCTTGGTCCGTGGCGCGAACAAGACCCGAGGCATCCCCCGTAATCAGCACCTCGACTCTATCTGCCACGAACCCGCCCCCCTGTTGCTTGCGCCTTCGCCCTGACCTGCCGTTCCGCTTCCTCGAGGGCCTCGATCTTCCAAAGGCCGATCCATAACTCGAACTCGGCCGCGGTCATCGTCTCAAGTAGCTCCCCGAGGGTCTTGCCCAGCTCCCGGCACAACCGCATCGCGATCCGGAGCTCAGGGAGCTTCTCTAGTTTCCCTGGGCCTCCTTGCTAGAGTCCGCCGCGAGACCGTTGATCTTCTGACAGGCCTCGAGCAACCGTCCGAGCGCCGATTCGGAACCGTCGACCTCGTCCGCCGAGGCCCATACCGGGGACCCATCCTCGTCGAGCACGGCCCGGAAGAGCAACTGGGCGATCCAGTCGTCCGAGAGCTTTCCGTCCTCGAGCACGGAAACGGCCCTCCATGAGATCCGCTCCTTGAGAGAGAGTTCCTTGATCTGCACCCGCGCCCCTTGGCCAAGCTCGAATGGCTCGACCTTGGGGGCGAGGATCGCCTTGAGGCTGTCCTTCAACTGCTACCCGCTTTCTCTAGGCGCGGCTTACTGCGCCCGTGGCCGTCAGGCTCGCAGAGAAGGCGATGAGCCCGTCCACCGCGGCCGTCGTCTCATATGATGCCACAAGGCAGGACCCGGAATAGGTCACCGTGGTACCCGTCCCGAAGACCAGAGAGAACGCGACACCGTCGGTGTCGGCGAAGGCCGTGGCGAGGACCGCGTCCGGACCCGTCGAGGCCGTCGGATCGAAGTAGCCCGAGATCGTGATCGTCGCCGAGCGGAGACCCTGGATGAACTCGCGGTCCGAGTCTCCGAACGTGGTCACGTCGAGCGTGTCGCCGTTCCGGGTCAAGGACACGTTGCTCAGGAACGTGCCGATCGCCACCGCGTTCAAGCTGAAAGTGACGTTCTTACCTGCTACGAAAGGCATGGGGTCCTCCTATGGCCTGCGGCCGAACGCGACCGCGAAGGTCTGGGTGTTGCGGGCAGAAGACAAGTTCGCCCGGACATATCGGCGGATCGTCCCCGAGATCTCAAGGGTCTGCGAGGTCGCCGCGGTGAAGTTCGAGAAGGTGCCGATGGTCAGGAAGCTCATGTTGTCCGCGGAATCCTGAACCAGAACGGTCCCGGTCCCCGAAGCCCCGGCCGCGGTGACATGCAAGTTTGCGACGGCACCATTCGTTGTAGCCGACCCACCATCGACCGCGGTATAGGCCCCGGTCGCGGTCTCGACCCCGAGGGCATGCAACGAGACCGCACGATCCACGCGCCCGGTAAACGCGAGGTTCGCCGCGATAGCCTGGACCCCATCGACCGGGGCCGAGTCCTCGTAGGACCCCTCCCACCCGGCACCGCAGATACCCGGTGACCCGATAGCATCAGCATCCCAGAAGATCGAGACAGCCCGGGTAGAGGTTCCGGTCAGGAACGACGAGAGCACGGGTTCCGATGCCCCGGCCACGGTGTCGATGAAGCCGGACATAGTCGCCGACGCACCCTGCATCGTCTTGAGAAAGTCCCGGTCCTGATCCCCGAAGCACGACACGTCGGCGAGATCCGCGTTCCGGACCGCCGAAACGTTGTTCAGGAAGGCCGAAAGGTCGTATTCACCGATCAAAACCTTCGCCCGACGCCCCGCAACGAATGCCATGCGTTTTAAGCCCCCTGGTAGGCGTCTGCGGCCGCGTCGCCCTCGCCAAGGTCGCCACTATCAGGGGCCTCGACGAGCGGGGCTTCTGGGGCATCCTGCGCGGTCACTTTTTCGGCCTCGGCCAAATATTGACCCTTTTCGACCACGACACCCTCCTCGACCAGCCACGGGGACGCCTTGACCAGAGCCGCGGGCACTTCGTCGCCCGGGAAGACCTCGATCCCGAGGCCTTCATTCTGGATGTGGCCCCGAGAGATGTAGACCTTCGGCATTAGCAGATGACCTCGACGGTAAAGTCGCATCCTAGATAGGACACGCCCCCCATATCGTAAACGCCCAGCCCTTGGGCACTCAAGACCCGGGTAACGTTGGCCGCGCCCCCGAGGGATGGGTCCGCCTCGATCGCCGCCTTGACCGACAACGCCCCCGATCCGTCGAGGTACTGCTCGAGCCGCTCTTGAGCCGAGCGGTCCGTAGCCTTGCCGACAAGGATTCGGACAGGGTAGGTCATCCGGTCTGCCGCCCGTTGGTAGACGAAGTCAAAGACGATCGAGGTTGGCATCCCGACGATCGCGGCCGGGGGGCTGAACTGATCGGGGATGGTCTCATAGCACCGGAGGCCCGAGATTGTCGCAAGTCGGGTCTTGAGTCCTGAGCGGACGGAAGCGATATTCACAGACCCCTCCTCGCCCGGATCTTCCGGACGACCTCGGCCAGGTTCCGCACGATCTGGCCCTGATACTGCTCGAGCGATCCCCGCAGGTATCGCCGGGGCAGAAGGCCACCGCGGCGCGTGATAGCGTCGGCGATGACCTCGGCATCGTGGAACGTGCCGCCCCGGCCCTTCCTCTCGGCCCAGCCCATAAGTGCCGCAGGGGGGACGACGTGCCGCTTCCGAGGCCACGATGGATGATCATGGACAAGGCCCGTCCCGAACTCCATGAAAGCCCCGTACGGCTTGCCGTTCTTCCGGACGTTCGTCCCGATGGATGCGGTCACCTTCTGACCCTCGACCTTGACTTGGTCGTTGATCGAGGTCCGCAGGAGGCTCGTATCCACCGGGGCACGCCTGCGGGCCTCGCTCGCAACGACCTTGGCCGCGGCGTCGATGTATTCCCGCAGAACGTCAACCGCGTCCCGCTCGAGGTCCAAGGCCCGGACGATCTGGTCCAGGCCTCGGACTTGGATCTCGTAGCTCGACATCAGACCAGATCGACGAGGCCGATCTTCCGGTACGGTGCAAGCAATACGCCCGCGTCCGGATCGACCGCCCGTAGCGCAACCGACTGACCCACCTCGCCGCCCCCGGCGACGCCGAACGGGGCGTCCTTTCTCTTGAAGTACCGGGCCGCCGTGATAAGGCATGCCTCGTTGACGGCATCGGGTACCGTCGCCCATCCCCACGTCCCCGTGACCTTGACCATCTCGAGCCCAAGATCAAAGGAATCGCCCGCGAGGGGCTTGATCCGGATCTCGGTGAAGGGCCAGGAAGATACCGCGTTGTTGAGCGGTCCAAGCTCATAATCCGCGGCCGGGATGACGTTCGACCATGTCCGGTCGAGGTTCCGGTCCGTCGCGATCGCCGTGACCGTCACAACGTCATCGCAGAATGTCAGGACCTCGGATGCCGGACTGAAATATCGGACTTGACCCGCCGAGGTCTGATAGAAGAACCGATTGCAGAATTTGTCGATCATCCGGGACGCGGCCTCGATGACCGCCTCCATGATCGAGTCGTCCGCGGTATCGGACACCGGGACGCCCATTCGAGCCTTGAGCTCGTTGAGCGTCGCGTACCCGTTGACGATTGCCACGGGCTAGGCCTTCCGGCGCAGTCCGCGGATCTTCGGAGCCGCTTCTACAACCTCGACTTCCGCGGCCTGTTCCCGGGATTCGACTTCCGCGAAGGATGCGGCCGAGTCGGCGAGAAGAACGGCCTCGAGCTTCGGGTCCTCGATGATGTCGCCCGGGGCGAAGGACCCCGCCGAAGAGGAATACTTGCTGATGCACTTGAGCATGATGATCCGGCCTTTCTAATCCGACTGAAGGATGACATGGACCTCAAACGTCGCGTCCGCGGTCCCTGATTCCGTGGCAACAACCCTCATCTCGGGTAGGAGCGGTCCTGAGCACAACCCGTAGTAGGCCGTGGCCGTGTTGGCCGTGATCGCGATCGGCGTCATGTTGAGATCCGCCCATGCGTGCGTATCGTCGATCCGGCCTTGGAGCTTGACGGTAAATTGATTCGTCCCGGGGTTGTTGCCAGACCCCGCGGTCTGGTTGATGAAGACCCCCGCGTCCTTGAAGAAGCCGCGGTAGATCCGGGTCTGCGGGTCGTTCAAGGTCCAGTAGGTCCGGAACATGTTCCCGTTCGTCGTCGCCGTCCGCTGAGCGAGGGGCAACGCGTCAACCGCTTTCATCACCCCGAAGACGGGTCCGTTCATCTCGATCCTTCCTTATGGTTCGGGGGGCTCGGGACCGAAGCCCCGGCCCCCCGGCTTGCCTATCGCCTAGACGCCCTGACAGTCCATGAGGACGTAGACCACAACCGCGAGATCCGCGGTCACGGCATCCCAGGTACCCGAGGTCGTGATCTCGACACCGAGCTTCTGGCCTGCCGTCGCCTTGACCGACGACTGGGGGAACACGGCAGTCGCCGCGGTCCCGGTCGTGATGGTCTGAGTCGTTGCCGTCTGTTCCGTACCGTCGAGAGTGACGCCGACCGCGAGAGAACCCATGGTCGCCGCCGCACTCGTGTTGATGGAAATCCCCACAACCCGTCCGGCCCACGGAAGTGAAAGGCCGTCAATCGCGAGAGTGACGCCGCCTGCGACTTCTTGGATGTTCAACTGAACGTCGGTCTGACTTGCCGCCACCGCGTCTTGGACGAACACGAAGGGGAAAATCTGACCGCGGGCCGCGATCTGTTCGAACTGCTTAAGCATTTTCGTTCAGATCCTACAGGGTGATGTTGTAGAGGACCGAAGCGGCCTCGATGCTGCTCGCCGAGCCGCTCGGGGCGTACCGACCGAAGCCGAGACGGAACGAGGCGACAAGGCGGGACTGCTGCATGCCGGGCATCCGCTCGAGCTCGAGGGTGACAGCCTTCCGGATGCCGACCTTGAACGCGTTGCGGTTGAAGGCGATGAGCTGGCCCTTGGTGTTGTTCGCGGCCGTGGCCGAGATCTTACCGTCGGCCTCGGTCAGGCCCATGGCCATGGTCGAGATGACGGGGCAGCCGAGGACGTTGCCGACCTGACCGACGAGAACCCCGGCCTGGGGGCCGAACTTGTCGACGGTGACGACCTGGTCAAGCTGAGCAATCGCGTCCGCGGTCTGGGGATCGCAGACGTAGATCAGATCCTGCGACCGGACGGGATGACCCCAATCGATCTTGTAGGTCGAGTCGATCATCTTGCCCTTGAGCCCGGCAAGCTGGCTCAGAGCGATGGAGCCCGCGGCATTGGTGCCGTTGGCCGTGTTATCCACCAAGCCGACGTGGCGCAGGCCGTCGAAGGCGAGGTAGAACTTGTCGTCCGCGGGGTCGGCGTCATCGCTGTTGATGTTGCCCGTGGCCGCGTTCGTGGTATCGCCGTTCAGGATGACCGAGTCAGAGTAGAAGGCCAGCGACGCGGCAACCTGGGCCCGGATGAAGGGCAGGAAGGGGATGATCGCATCCTCTTCGAGCTCGTACGTCCAGATCTGGTTGATCAACATCTTCTTCGCGGTCACGGACACGCGGTTCGAGCCGACGCGACCAGTCCCGGCGAGGAAGCTGTTTTCGGTCGTGTTCTCGCCCGAGAGGATGGGCTCGGGAAGATCCGCGACGACGGGCAGGTAAGCCGAGGGATGGATCATCTCGAACGTGTCGAGCAGACCGAAGACCCGGCTATCCTGACGAGCGGCATCCCAGAGTTCAGAGACGTACTGGACGCCGACGAGTTCCTGACCGTAGCCCGCGGCGCCCTCGTTCTGCGTCGCCTTGGTGAAGGGGACCGCGGCGAGGTTCGCGGGGTAGGCCTTGATGTACCGCTTCGACACGGCCTCGGCCGCGTTGGTCAGTTCCTCGGAAGGACCGACCCCGGTCTGATGACGGGCAGACTTCATGATGTCATGCAGCATCTGCACATCACCCGAGGTCATCCCGGCGAACTTCGACCCAGCCGTGTTGGCATCGCCCGAAAAGGCGATCTTGCGGGCGAGACCCGGGTTCGCCTTGACCACGGCCTCGATCTCACCGATGCGGCCCTCGAGGCTTGCGCCCTTGGCCTCGACCTGGGCGACGAGGTCGCTCAGGAGCTTCTCAACGTCGCTCACTTGTTGGGTCCTCCAATTGCGGCCACCGCCGCTTTAAGTGCTGCTACCAGTGTTTCCGGGTTGCCGGATTCTTGTCCAGCCCCCCCCGCCTTCGCGGAGTCCTCGACGACCGGGGCTTCTTCCTCGGGCATCTCTTCGTCTTCGTTGTAGCCCTCGAGCATCGCGTCGACGACAGCGGCCGCGGCAACAAGATGATCCCGCAGGTTCATCAGTTGCTCGTTCTTGGCCATGGGCTTCTTCGGCTTGTCGCCGCCCATCCCCTGTTCTTCTTCCATTGGCTTTTCCATATATGACCCCTTGGCGAGTTCCGCCACCGACTCCGGCAGGTCGACGCCCGCCTTGTCATAGTACCGTCCCACGACACGCGCCATGCGACGCCGATCTTCCGGGCTCAGGTTTCCCCCGCCCTGACCGCCTGCGAGGATGTTCGCGATGATCTGGATCGGCCTGATATGGGCGACAAGACGGTCATCGACGACATCGGCGAACGGGTAACCGTACCCGCCGAAGTCCTCTTCCATCCCCTCGCGCACAAGCATGAAAGCCCGGGCGTACCGCTCCCAATCCATCGACTCCTTGTCCCCCGAGCCGTCGGACGAGGCCCACCGACGGACCCGATCCTGGGCCGCGGGCTGATTCCATTCGAGGTCGTCCGGGGCGAGGGGCAGATCACCGAAGGGCTGAACGGCCTTGACCCGGAGCGCGGTCGGGTTCGCGGGGATCGCGACAAGGGATACCTCGAGGAGTTCCTTCTGGACATGATGCATGGTTCGGCCTTCCTTCCGGCGCTGGGTCGACCGGAATCCGACCGAGACCGCGTTGAGCATCCCTTGTTCAACAAGTGTCTTCGCCACCTTGCCCCGTTCCGTGGCCGCGAACTCAATGTCCACAACCCACCCGGAACCCTCCCGTCGGGGCTCACCCACGGCCTTACCGACGATGTCCTCGATCGACTCATACCGATGGGTGTCGAGGATGACCGGGTTCTTCATGAAGTTGCCGAAGTCCCAGCCGTCGACCTCGACGACCTCGCCTTGTCGATCGAGGGCATCGGTCGTCATCACGAATGACGCCTTCCCGTCCTTCAAGGACAGGGGAGCGCGGAACTCGCGACGATCCCGAAGCCGCTCTTTTTCTGACATGATCACGTCTCGCATGTGGTCCAGACCTCTCGAGCCTATGACAAGCCACTTGATCTGCGCAACCACCCCCGCAAGCCGGAAGTCCTCGAGATGACGCGCGGCCCACGCCTCGCGGAGCCGGACCGCTTCCTCTTCGGTGTCGGTCTCGGGGGACCGACGAGCCCGGGCCATGGGCGCAAGCCTGTTGAACTGCTTGTCCCCGAGGATGTTGCCGCCCCGGTCCCAGATCTCGGGCCATTCGTCCTTGAGAGCCTGAGCCTCGTCGAGGGGGAAGAGGGGATACCTGCTAGACCGCAGGGATACCGGGGAGTCGCCGCCCTGCTCGGGAAAGTTCGTGATCGGCATCTAGTCCAGGACCTCGGTCTCATTCACGCCCGCGGGGATCTCTTCGACATCCGGGGCGAAGCCGACGATCGCCTCCATGCTGCACCGACAGTTGATGTCCTCGCCCGGTTCGCCCATTTGCCCGGGGGCCGGGCCGGAAGCCCCGGACACCGAGACGAAGTTCTCGCCGATCGGCACCCGCTGATCATGGAGGATCGCGTGGGTTTCGCGGGTCCGGTCGTCGAGGGCCGCGAGCCACACCTTAGCCTGAACGTTGCCCGACTGCCGGAAGCCTTCCTCGAGGCCCCCGTTGTATGCCCCGATGACCTCGGTCCGGGCGATCATCTCGGCCCGCTCAGGCCGGAAGGCCGGGAGGTCTTGGACGATCTCGACGAGGTTGTCGATGCTTGTCCCGGCTTCCATCGCCCGGGATAGCTTGGTCTTGAGTTCCCGCCACGCGGAGTCCGCAACCTGCTCGACGAAGCGTTGTTCGCGACGGCGGAGCCACCGTTCCGCCTGCGGGTTTCGCACGTCGAACGAGATCCCGACCCGGGCCTTCAGCAGACCAGACCGTCCCCCCGCGGCGAAAGCCCGGTCGATGACCGGGAACGTCGTCCGGTAGGCGTCGGCGATGAAGTCCCGGTTCTCGTCGTCCTCGTCAAGGTCCAGGTCCCCGGCGTCGGCCTTCGTGGTCCCCCGGATCTTGGCCGAATAATGCGCGATGAGTCCCTCTTGGACATCCCGTACCGCCGAGGTCATCGACCGCTCGAACGGACGGACCGCCCGGTCCCGGGCCGTCATCGCCGCACGATGAAGGACGGA